AGCTCTTCTTCAAGGCTTTGCGTTACTACCATCCACTCCATTGATGGACCGTAAGATTCGTTTTTCGGAAGCATACGGTTCCTCCGTCTTAAAACGTATGTAATCACCTATAGCCGGGAATAACCAGTCCTGCACCGGCAAGCAAGCTTCCCAATTCACAGGCTGAACGCAGTTCATCACGACTGTTGTCCAAAACGCGCTGACATACCCCCAGTTCATGCAACGCTCGGCATCACGGTTAAATGATTGTTGTAATTACCCGTCAAGGCGTAGCTATGCAATGGAACGTTATTCATTACGTGAAACACCATCTGACCAATCTTTAACCCTGGATACAAAGGCAGGCCATGGTAACGACGCTCATTCTTCAGTTCAAGCGTCAGTTTGCTTCCGTGCCAGCCTGGATCGCACCAACCAGCAAGAAGATGATTAAAGCCTTCTCTGGCACGGCTTGACTTGAGTACAAACTGAGCGGAGATGTCGTCAGGGAGATTAAAGCACTCACGTGTTTCAGCCAAGCAAAAGCTGCCGGGCGATAGCCAGTACGGATCATCCTTTGTTGCTTTTGCAATGTCTACCCGAAACAACTCCCTTTCTGTTGGCGACTCACACATCAGGTGATTGCCCAGCACCACATCAAGGCTGGCTGGATTGACTAGCTCTGGATTAAAAGGCCACACCATCTGGCCACCTTCGCAATGAGACCGAATCTCCCAGTCACACAGAACTGCCACGCCTTAAAGATAAAAACGTACCTTAGCTCTCATCTACAAGAATCACCCAGCCCGTTCCAACACCGTCAACTTCCCAGCGCGGACTAAATTCAGACTGCCTTACTTCGACCTGTTCTCCTCCTGCAGGAGTCGAATGCCCCCCTTGCAGTAGATCAGGCTTGCCGCGTGGATCTTGCATGACCCAGCGTGGATCATCACTGTTCTTTCCCTTGTAACCAGTAATCAAAGACCAATGACCACAGTTGCCGCTGTCGCATTGTGGTCGTTCGCCTTGCGACAAATCGCCCTTATGCAACCAACCAACCAAAACCGGTCTGCCCATTTCAATTTCCATCTCAATCATTTCTGCATCACCGTCAATCCGAAACTCAACATTCAAACCCAAGCTTTTCAGCGTTTCAATTTGCGCTCCAACAGCTGTTGATGGGCCAAACCTTTCACGGATTTGATTGTATTCATCATCCGTTCCAACACGCCTATACGTTGCGGCAACCATTGCTGCTGCTGAACTGAAGCACTCTCGGTAGCCCTGACCACTGGCGTTATCGAGCTGGCTGAAATAAGGGGTATAGATCTCTTGGTCAATTCCTGATGCTTTCCACGCATCAAACCAGGCGGCATCGTCATCAAGTAACTCCTCCGGCAAGGAGTCTTCAAGCTCTTTAATAGCGGCAAGTTGGTGAGGAGTGCCACGGAACCAATGGAAGAAGGGCAGTAATGATAAGGCCACGATTACGAACCAAAACCACATTTACTTTTCAACGCGAGCCTCTGGGAAAAGTAGATCCTGCACATACTTGCAAGCAACGTCGTCAAGCTGATTGTCGGTTTGCTCGCTGATCTTGATCAGACAATCCATCAATAACTGTTTTACAGCTTTTGATTTGATGAAGCTGAACAGGATTGGCTTTAGAAGTAAAACCATGGGATCGCTGTATGTGCCGAAATTCTAGACCCGGTTTTGATGACCCTCAAGCCTGGCAACATTTTGCTCTAGATCTGAGATTCGAGCGAATAACTCCTGATCTCTAACCCTGAGATCAGCATGGAGAACATCCATGCGGCTCGCTAAATTATCGACAGCCGAGGTTAAACGCACCAACGAGTCCCTACCGTTTTGGCTTTCGCGGTTTGCACCCCGAACACCGCTAGCCGCCACGCCTATTGACGCACCAGCAACAGCAGCCCAGATTTCAACCACCATTCGACCTCTAGCGTGAACTCATCATGGCAGAAGAACAGGCTAAGCAAGAGCAAGAACAAGACAACAATTCACGCTTAGGTGATGTCATCAAGGTTGTCTTGCTCGGCTGGGCAATGGCAATCCTGACGGCAAACTACCTTGGCGTCTTCAAGCAATCCCTTGACCCTACCTACCCCGCTTCCATATTGAGTGGAACGGCAGCTTCCTTTGGTCTAGCCGTTGGCGGCAACAAGAAAGCAAAAAAAGAAGAGCCTACAATTAAGGAACAAACCCCTACGTCCAAGCCAAAATGAGACGTTTTCTTTTTGTATCGTGCCTAACATTCTTTGCGATAAGTCCTGCGTCAGCGGATATGACGCACAGGATCCAATCCAGTATTTCGCTAACTGTTGATGGAGCAGCGTCCCAAGCAGTCAGACTTCCGAGCACATTATCTGTATCTGGCTCTAACGTCACTTTGGGTACTGCTCCTAAGTTCGGGAGCTATAGCGCCGGGACCGCTCTTGGTTACACTCCTGGCGTGTTTACTGTTACTACTGCTGGTGACAGCTTTTCTTATTCAGAGTCGTTTATAGGCGGCGATAATACGCCAACTGTTCTTTCAACAACAGTTACGGCAGGAGTTGTCCCAGCACTGCCTACTTTTGGCAATACGACAACAACAGCAGGCGGAGTTGCTGGAACGCTGGCTGGAACAATTGCAACAGACGGTGCGCTAACTGTCACGGCTGGTGGAGCTGGTACTACTGCGATTGGTCAAGTTATCCAAGAACTCACAATTAAATAATGCGCGTATTATTGCTTGCTCTTTATGCAGGTTTTGATCTATTAGCAACTGCCGCTCCAGTAGCGGCAATTCCTGTTGTTCCAAACTTTCAACAAGGCGTGTTGTCTTCCACAACAAGCACCAAAACAAAAGTCACTGAAGTGATTAACTCTTACGAGTACAGAACAGGTTACGAGTACAGCGCAAGCGGAACAAACATTGCTCCTGTTGGCGGCGCAATTGCTCCGGCTAGTCTGACTTCAACAACAAACACGTTAAATGGTGTTTCTAGTCGTTGGACTGGTCTTGACCCTGCTAGCAAACCTGTCTGGAACATCGTCAACCAAGGCGCATCGTTCCAATTTGTTGAAACGCTCCAAGGGCCAGGACTCACAAATCACACCCTGATTAACAGGGAAACAGACATTGAATCTTTAACAGAGACGACCAGCACCTTTAGTCAATGAAGCGAGTCATCGCAACGCTTTTGCTGCTAACCGCTCCAGCACAAGCACAGGTCTCAAGCACTGCCGCTCCAGTCGCAAACAGCTCTGGATCAGTTACAAACCAAGCTGTTCAAGTCGTGCCAGCAAGGCAATTCACTAACACGTATGGCTCAGGCATTAGTTGCCAAGGTGCAACGCTAAATATCAACCCCTTCATAAGTACAACAACAGGTTGGGCGGACCCTTACGAGAAATATTACAACGAGCCTGTTTATGACACGATTGATGTTGTTGGTGCGTTTGACCCTGAAGGCAATCCTGTCCCAGATGGCAGGCCCGATAATCCAGGCGATGTCCTTTTTTACAAGCCAATGCGGACAGGGCAAAAAACTAACTTCTCGATTAACGGCGGCATCACTGCCACAATTTCGATACCGCTGGATCGTCATCACGTACGAACTTGCCGCAAAGCCGCCGAAAAACAAGTGGCGCTTTTAGACGCAACACTTGCAGATAAAAGGCTCAACTATGAAATTGCAAGGCTGAAGAACTGTGCAAACCTGATGAAGGAAGGTGTAATGTTCCACCCCAAATCGCCTTACTCTCGGATCTGTGCTGATGTTGTCTTAACCAATCCGCCTGGCGTCCTTCCGCCCCACATCCATTCAATCCCTAGTTCTTCAAAGACCGTTGAAACTTCCGGCGCTGCCAAGCTGACTCAACAGCAGTAGTTTTCCCTAGCTTCTCCTTAATCTTCTTGATTGTCTTTTTGACAAGAGGCTTGATCACCTTCAGCAAAATATCGCCTAATGGTTTGGCTAGGACTGCCGCTGTTGTTGCGACAACCGCAATCGTTGCAGTCGTGACCACAACAGGCGAGCCAGGTAAATGATTGCCGAGAATCGCTGGTATGTCCAACGGCTTGAATTGGGCTTTGCATTCTCCATCAACACGCTTGTAACCAGTGATGACAGCAGTCTGAAGCTTATTTTTAGCTCCTATAGGTATTGCGTCCGGTGGCGGACATGGCAGTTCTGGAGCTACATTTGGAATGCCGGTTGGGTTGGACGCCTCCGGTGAAGGGGACTTAGCCGGTTGTTGGGAGGCAGCCGGCTCTTCTTTTGGTGGCTGAATAGCAGGTGGTTTTGCCGACCCATAGGTCAACGTTCCAGGTGTAATGTCCATCGCGTTAAACGATGGCATCGTTCCATCACAGACAACAAAGTTGCCCTTTGGGTCATTGTCATAAGCTTTTTCGTTTCCGGCCTGTGTATTCCTGGTCTCAACGCAGCCCGGCATCTCAGCTACTGGAAAACCAAGCATCAATGTGATTGGTGGCTCTTGCGGAAGGCTTTGCGGCGGTATACCTCTCCAAGCTGGT